ACATGCTTGAGAGCGTGGTAGATAAATGGAACCCGCAGTATTTTAAACTGATTGCTTATTATCATGACTTTGATATCGAATCTGTTGACGCTCCTAAGAGCAGTGTAATTGAATACAGAAATCTAAATGATGTTGAAGAGATGGTTCAGTATCGTGAGCGTATGAAAATACATGATGGTACTGAAGGCGGGAAGATGCAGTACAACTGGCGTCTTGATGCAATCAAGTGGTGTCATAAAGTATATGCCATGACTGAGTTGGCTTTTGAAATGATGGAAGCTGATCAAAAATTTATCGAAGGCGGCGGTGTTCCCTTTGAAGATAACTGGATGATCTGGCTTGATGCAGACACAGTTACAACCAAACGTCTTGATGTAGCTAAAATTAAAGAATGGTTGCCTAGTAAGGCAGACCTTACATATCTAGGAAGAAAGGATGCAGACTACAGTGAAACAAGTTTTATGGGCTTCAATCTGGCTTGCCATAATACTTGCAGCTTGCTTGCCGATCTTCGGGGTTGTTACACTATTGGAGAAGTTGTAGCATACCGTGAATGGCATGATGGATTTATCTTTGAGCGGCTGCTTAATATTTACAAGGCACATGGATTGGTAACAAACAATCTATCTGAAAATGCAAAAGGTCTTGCTGCCTTTGCACAGTCACCACTGTCAGAATACTTTACACATTACAAAGGCAATCTGAAAAAGAATATTAATCAGGTTGCTCCTGATGTCAATGCTGCACGATACAAGCAGCTTATCAAGATGGTTGACTTCTACAAGCCAAAGACAATCGTGGAAACAGGAACGTGGAATGGTGGACGTGCTATTCAGATGGCTGTTGCTGCGCTGCAACACCATGACAAAGTTCATTACGTTGGCTTTGATTTGTTTGAAGATGCAACAGTTGAATCTGATCAGTATGAAATGAACACAAAAGCCCACAACACTGTAGAAGCTATTAACAACCGTCTAAAAGAATTTGCAGTAAAGATGTTTGACGAAGGTAAAACATTTACCTATGAATTACACAAGGGCGATAGCAAAGTTACCGTGCCATCATGTAAGGCTGTGCAGAATGCAGACTTTGCTTACATCGATGGTGGACATTCATACGAAACAGTTAAACAAGACTATGAGAATTTGAAACACATTCCTGTTCTGGTATTCGATGACTTCTTCTCAGAAGACCAGAACAAAAAACTACCACACGAAGATAATCTTGGTGTGAACAAACTAACAAAGGAGATTGAAGCATATGCCAAGTTGGTCCTTCCTTCGTCTGATCCTGTTTTGGGAGGTGGTATTACTCACCTTGTTTTTGTAGCAACTCAGAAGGGTGTAGCAAAACTACCAGACGAACTGACACGTGTACCCATTGTGGTCACACCAAAAGATTCCAGACCTAAAGAAGAAATCATTGATAATGTAAAACAGAATAAGAAACTTATTAAAGACTTTGACTGGATCAAAACAAGTAAAGTAAATACAGAAACAGCAATCATTGTTTCTGGTGGTCATAGCATAGACTTTGACCTACTGAAAAAACGTATCAAGGAAACAAACTGTAAAGTGTTTTGTGTTAAGCACAGCTATCCCAAGTTATTGGAACACGGCATCAAGCCTTTCTCCTGTGTTATCCTTGATCCAAGACCTATTGAGGGAACTAGCACACACGGAGTTGTTAGAAAAGATTTGTTTAAAAAGGTAGACAAGAAAACTATTTTCCTTGTTGCTTCTATGACTGATCCTTCTGTAACAAAATATTTGCTATCTAAGAAAGCAAATGTCAAAGGGTGGCAAGCATACTCAGATGCGTTGCGTGACATGTCCGTAAAGGAAAAAATTGTAGTAGACAAAGAAACAGGTATTGAAGAAGGATCTACCCTGATTACAGGCGGCACCTGTGCAGCCATGCGTACCATTGCTATCGCACATACTCTTGGCTTTAGAAACTTTGAACTGTTTGGTTTTGACTGTTCGATTGAAGGTGAGATGACAGAAGAAAAGAAACGTCAGACAACTGAAACAGAGCCAGACAAGAACAAGTACATGCAGGTTGAACTTGGTGGAGAAAAGTTCTGGACTACAGGAGAACTTCTTGCAATGGCACAGGACTGTGAAAAGCTTTTCGATAATATGGAAATGGATATGGGTATCAACTTCTATGGAGAAGATACTCTGGCAGCAGCCGTATGGAAACTGTCCAAGCGTGGACAAGAGAAGCACTATTCGGAGTTGCTGAATGCCGCTTAATGAACGCAAGGAAAAGTTCTGCCAAAACTATATTCTGCATCAGAACGCATCTCGTGCTGCCAAAGATGCAGGGTATAGTGAAGCATCAGCACACAACCAAGGTTACAGGTTGTTGCAGGATCCACGTATCCTAGAAAGAATAGAAGAACTAAAGGCAGGAATCACAACTGACATTGATGTGATTGACGAGATAGAGAAGCAGTATGAAGTTGCTAGGAATGCTGGCAATGGAACTACTGCCCTAAAAGCACTAGAGTTGCTATCACGTGTTCGTGGTAACAACTCTGATGCAGAAGACATGACGCCTGAATCTATGGAAAAAGAAATTGTATTTACAATGCAGACGTTAGGTTTTGAAAAGATATTTTCTTTGGTTGAAGAAGCTTTCCCTGAACAGTTCGGGGATTATACAGAAGACTTTGATGTACTAGCTGAGTCAGAAGAAGACTTAGCCTTTCTTCCCGAAGAACTTGGTGGCACTACGGACACCGAAACTGGCAGCGACTATGACGCCTAGTGTGTACTGATACCAGTCAGGCATTCCCGCAAGGGCGGCAAATCCATCGTCTACAATCTTCCTTCCCCACTCACCACAGAATGATAGCACCAATGGCGCAGAAAAAATAATAACAAGCCATTCATCTTTCCAAGATGATGCCGAAGCATCAGCCATCTTCAGATCCCAATCAATTTCACCAGTGGCTTTTTTCTGCATGACCATTGCTTCAGCTTGTGCTTTAGCAACTTTGGTTGCAGACTGTGCTTTCTTTTCTTCTACCTTACCACTTAACCAAGTACCTGCGAGATTAGCTACTGGTCCTATTAATGCTGTCAACATATTTATTACCTCTGACTATTCTGTTTAATTCTTTAATGCGTTCTTTTAAAGATGCAACACGTTCTTCCATTTGATTTACATTAATGTAATCACGAACATCTTCCTGTTGAACACCCTTTGCTATAACTATTGTAATCATGCTGGCGGTATCTCATTCTTAATTAACAAACCCTGCCATGATGCAGATATAGGATTGTTAGAACTTCCTACACTAATACCACGTGCTTCAATATCAGTTTTTTCTGGTATCCTTAAAGGATAATTAAACTTATCAATAAAGGTATTAGACTGTAATACAATTCTAAGTTGTTCACGAAATACATTTGTTCCAAAGTTACGTAATATAAACCTAACCTGACAATATGAGTTTGCCTGTGAAATAGCCGCAGTAAAGTTAATATCATCTAAGTAAAGAGTATATCCTGCAGGTACTGTATATATAGCCATTTCTGTTTGTCCTGCCCCTAAAAGAATAGAAGCATAGACAGTACCAGTAGGTACACCTGCAGTTGCTCCTGCATTGGCAAGATAAATAGTTCCTGCTGCTGCCCCACCTGAACCAGCAAGGGTAACATACATACGGTACACACGTAACCAAGATGTTTGAGTAATCTTTTGCGTCTGTCCTGTAAGAGTAATATCTTCTTCTACCTCATTATAATTAGCATCAAGACCTATAATCTTTACAGAGTTAGCACCTGTTCCACCATTAGTATCTGCTGTGCTACTAGAACTTACATACAATTGAGCAGCACTAACAGGATAAGAATAAATACCACCTTGTGACCAAATAGTTTCTTCTGTTCCATTTACATCACCATTGTATCCAAACTTATATATTGATTGGTGAAAAGTAATCTGTTCCCTAGAAACTTGTAGTTCCCATGGTTCGTGCTTACCAGTACGTGTCATTGAACTAGGCGTACCCATTTAACCACTCCCATTCTTCCTCTGTATATGGTAACATTAATACAACCTATTACGTCTTATTAAGCCGCCTTTCTTTTTCATGACCATATTTTTACTTCTTTCTTTTGCTTCATTAATAGCTTCTACGTGAGATTTATGAATACTTGTAGGTTTTATTTCACCATTTAAAAGCATATCATAAATTTCATCTTCAGTATATTTAAATCCTTTATGTATTGTAGGTATATTTATCCACTTATCATCTACTTTTAATGTAGTAGATTTTTCAGAAACTAATTCTCCATTTTTAGTTTTATAAACTGGTTTACCATAAGAAGTATGTTTACCAGTTTTAGTTCCTACCTTTTTAGCCACTAAAATTCTCCTGATTTCATAGCTTCTGAAAGGCTTTTAGCCCTTTGTCCTACCTGTCTTGCCCACTTGGAATCCATCATCTCAAGAGATGCAGCTTCATAGTTTTGATTGTGTATAGCATTCCACATGTTTTTAAATTTACACAGCCTTGGAACACCCATATTAAAAGCCATGTCCATAAGAATAAGTTGACGAACACTATCCAGTTCTTCTACACAAGGATGTACACTGCATAGTTCATTTTCAACAATGGCAATATCATTTAGCGCAAGGTAACGTGCATCCGCTTCTGTAATACCGTGTTCGTAAATTACATCCATATTTGGGATGTCCATATATTCTAGTTCTTCTTTGCTGATGCCACGGTCTTTTAGATTACGACCAATACCAATTGTGTCAATACCAAGGGTATCCTTGTACACATTAAGAACCATGCCTTCATGTTCAATTAATTTCGTAAGAAAATGTGATCTATTATACTTCATTGTTTACCTTCGTGATTCATCCACACGGCGAATGCCCCTGTCATTGCCCCTGTTACTACAGATACTAAACCAGCCTGTGCTGCAGTTGGTTCTGGCAAGGTCATAAACCATTCGACTACACGCCAACTCATAAGCGTCATGACCATCATCATAAATCTTGGTAGTATTTTCCATTCTAAAACCTTTGCAGCCGTCACGACACAATGCTCACTGGTTTAAAGATGTCCAGACCACTAAGACGCCTACGTTCTTTCTGTTGTCTTTTCATTTGAGCCATAGTCTGTTCATATGTTTGACCAAGTGGGCTAGGTGTTTGTGCATACAGAGTTGCAAGATATGGATTGATCTTAGCAAGATCTGAAAGACTTGTCGTGCCTGTTCCAGCACCAGTAGCGTAATAACTGTCAGGTGTTACCGACACTTCTGGTTCTACAACAGGAGTAGCAACCTGTTGTGTGATACGTGAAGGTCTACCTTCTCCATCACCACCCATACGATCAGGTGTCCTATCAAAAGGACTTTTTCCAAAACCTGTGTATGTTTCAAAAGGACCAAGATTAAGTATAGATGCAAGACCACCAAGCCAACCCATAGGTTGTGTATACTTTGTGTACCCTGTATATCTATCTCTTTGTGGATCATACTGATAGCTTGTTAGTTCTTTTCCTTTTTTAACATCTTCAATTATTTTTCTTTCTACCCAGTTAAGTTCATCTCTATCTTTACTAGAAAGAAAATCTGCTAGTGCCTTGTCTTGTTCTAAAGACTGATCTTCGTCTTCATCACCACTACCAATGAAGTCAGCAACATCGACCTGTCTTCCTTCCTGAGTATGTGGAGTTGAATTATCTTTCTCATCTGGTCTTGATCCAGATCCAGCACCCGGACCTTTACCACCACCCCAGCCAAGTTCGCCGCCTAGTCCGGGTGGACCGCCGCTGTACAATTCAACTACACTTGACAAACCTTTAGACATTGGATCACCTACTTTCTTTAATCTAACCTTTTACCTTCAAGCATATAGTAACCTTTAAGCATTCTATCCCAAGGAACAGGTGTTTTGT